CAGCATCTTCTAGATTATTCAAACGCCAAGCGGCGTTACATTCTATTAGGGGATGATCTAACATCTGTTTATCATCTGAAACAACAATCAAAGGTTTATTCAGACCAATAGTCCAACCGATCTCTATTAAAGTTCCAATAGAAGGTCGTCTATCATTATATTGTTTTGGAAGATATGCCAACACCAAATCACTAGACTTTGTATCTAACCAATTCTTAGCATTGATAGCACGTGGATCAGACCACAACTTATCAACGGCACCCGGATCGTCATAGTTCATACCAGATTGCACTGGTTCACACCTCAGTGGAGATATTCCAATAACATTGTAGGGCAGTAAACTTCTAACTTCGTGACGCCATTCGGTTGCTTCTTCTTCGTTTAGACCTGCGATAGGTCCTGCCATATAGATGGCGACTTTATTCTTCATACTTCTATTCCTTATAGTTTGTTTCATCATCTATAAGGATAACAGATTTAATGAGTCTTGTCAAGTCCCACGGCAGCCCAATCAACATCATTCCATCCGGCATCTCTTACTACATTTACAGCGTGGGCCTTGATACCTACGTGGGGACTAATATCGTTGATGAGTATTCTACCTGAGTCGGCGTAACCCATAAGTAAAAAATCAAAAGGAATTCCTAACCTTCTTAGTTCGGACTCTGTTCGTTCTCTTACGGACTCTCGTCTACCTGTAATAAGGATGATACGATGACCTGCGGACTCCCACCTTCTCATTCTCATTAGAACTCCAGGGAGAAGTGTATGATCCATTTCTACTATTCTTTGATGACCACCATCAAGGAACTTAGTTAGAGTTCCATCAATGTCTATGAGCAAGGTCTTGATTTTTATTCTCCCAATTTCATAATATTATTTCATTTACCCTTGACAGATATCAATTTATGTGTTATAATAGCTATAGCGTTGCTGAGAGAATAGAATATAGCATTAATGGAGTATTCTTTTAGTACCATCTTCTTGTATTACTTCCTCAGTATTCCCACTATCATCTCCTTCCATTAGAACAGTTAGTCTATCTATATTATTCCTTAATCTATCTAACAGTTCTTCCTCAGTCTTATTACCATCTTCAGCTTGTTCTTCAGCTGATTCCTCTTTAGACTTCTTAGCTATCATCTTATAATATAATGTTACTTCAGGAGATAGATCAGCTGAAGTGAGTATCTTATGTTTATCAATTACAAAGTTTATATCATTAGTGAAACTCATCCACTTCTCCAGACCAGTATGTTCTATTATGTGATCTCTTCTTTCATTTATGGTCTGTTTAGTTATTGCCATTGGTGCCTCACAGACAATAGCATCATCAAACACTTGTATGACTTTGCATAGAATATCTGAGCCATCAATAAGCTTTAGAACTTTGTAAGGTGATTTGTTATTCGGGAACTCCATATTACTATTTATTACTCTCCAGTTTCACAGGTATGATATCGTAGTCAAACGACTGCTCACTATATATCCTTATTCTTTCTTGTAAATGCTTTAGAGTAAAGTTCTCCTTTCCATTATATCTTAGATCGTCTGCAATGTCAAATAACTCCAGTTCCTCTTTATCTTCTGCTACTCTCAATCCACGACCTATTGACTGAAGAACTTTCAGTTGTGACTTATAAGGTGATGCAAAGATAATGGCATGTATTCTTTTGATGTTTACACCAGTAGAGAATGTTCCATAAGATGCAACGATAATAGAGTTATTCTCCTTCTCAACAAGTCCTCTCACACGCTCACGGTCATCTGTAGGTGTAGCACCATAGATAAGATGTACAGTTCTTTTATCCCCACAATGGTCAACGATCATATTACACAGAGGCACCAGTTGTTTCTCTATGTATTGTGCCAACACTAATATGTTTCCATTTGTGGCACACACCAAACTCCTAATAAATTGATTACGTTTCATATTAGTAGATAGAAACTCCATCTCCTGTTGATAGGTTTTATCCTTCATCATTTGTCTATCAAACTTATTGTGTTCTAATACCAACACACGAATATGTAAAGGTGATAGTTGTTTCTTCTCTATCAATTCAGAAGTAGTAGTGACTTGCTCGTGTACAGAAAACAAACCCTCTAACACTAGACGGTGTATCTCTGTGCCATCAAGTGTACCTGTAAGACCTACACGATATTTACAATCATGTAGTTTAGTCATAATGCCTGTAAGAGATTTGGCTTTCGCAAGATGTGCTTCGTCAACAACGACAACACCGAACTGACTAAAGTATCTTGAATCTAGTTTATAGATAGACTGCCATGTGGAGATAATAACTTCTTTATTTGTATTCTTATCTTTACCAGCATACAACTTGTGACAGTGTTCATCAGGGAACCAACCATAGTCTGCAAAGTCATTATACATTTGTTCAACCAGACCAGTAGTTGGAACAATGATGAGAATTTTTTGATCTAGTTTCTGTATATAGTATCTGACTAAGGCATAGATGATAAAGGACTTACCTGACCCAGTAGGGGAAAGAATAAGGCCCCTATTGTTTTCGATAATACTATGTATCGCATCTATTTGATATTCTCTTGCTTTGAGTTTACCTTTTTGTAGAGACCAGACAAACTTTGCTGTAAGACTTCTTTCAAGTTTACGCTCTTCAAAATCTTCCGAGAGGTTGTATGTGTGCCCGTTTTCTGTGAGAAATCTTTGGACATACGGTAGTAGTCCATAATAGATTTTGCCAGTTCCAGGACTGAATAATCGAATTCTACCATCCCAAATTTTCGCCCTAACTGATGGCATGAACCGAGCTCCTTCAATTTCAAATGTGAAAAACTCTGAGAGTTCTCTGCCGATGTCTGGGTCACATTTGATACGGAGGTACGCTTCATTGAATTTTTCAATTTTAGTATCCACAACTAGTCACCATGTATAAACTTTTTCCATTCTATGGTGTTTCTGATAGTCCAGTTGCGGTTATTAATCTCCCTCAGTATACGTTCTAAGTAGTCCGTTATTTGTTTGGCATATGCCACCTTCTGGCCGATTTGCTGCAACTCAATATCAGCATCAAGATAGATACCAACATCAGCTTTTAGAACCTTCAACTCAAAAGGATTTTCTCTGTAAACATCCGGTGATGCCTTACCGCAGTAGTATTCCCACTTGGCTCGATACAACACCTTATAATCATCATGCAGTTTCTTATACTGCAAAGAATGTTTAGTGTACAACTTTAGGTACTTGTTATGTATTTGAGGAGTACGAATAGACTCAAGGTCTAACTCCGTATCATCAATTTTTAAGTCCCGTTCAACATCATTATATAGTTCTTCAATATTCATAATTTAAAAAATAGGGTGAAACAGTCAGAGGTTTTTGATAACTAACCTATGTATGCTTCTACCAAATAGTGAGAAGATTTATAACCTACTCCATCAATAACTTGACTGCTTCTATCTATTTATCAAGCTTTACTTGACACCACATCAAACCAACTGTAAGCAAAAGAAGCTTCACAAGTTGCATACATAGTATCACTCTCTTGTTGACTGTATTCTATGTTGCCCAAACTAATAGGGAAGGCATCATAGATAAAAACATTTGTGATAGGATTATTCTTACTTGTTAGAATAGTCATCGTAATGTCCGTGTACAAGTTTCTATCACTTGTAGGATTAGTAGATGTGGTTTCTCCAGAAAACTTCCTACGTTGTAGTATGGTATTATTACCCCTATCAATATTATCTGGTCTAGGTAGTTTATTGAATTGGTCTTTACCACTGAATGGAAATCCAATATTCTTTACCCAATCATACATCTCCATATAGTTGCTTAGTGACTCATCAACCATGAAAGTCATATTGAAATTATCATACTGCAACTTATCACCCACGACTGCAACATCAACGAATGGAGTATACTGTGAAGCCTGTGCCATAGAGACACCGGGAATATTTGCCCGAACTACAAACCATTCAGTTGTTGGAAAGATTGGTAGATAAATCTTAAACTGATTTGATTGTGAGTAATCAAATACACTAGGTTGTCGTGCAAGGGCATCAGTAGTACCAGTTTCAACTGCACTGGTACTACCGCCGTATTCGCCGACTCTTAGATCAGTTGCTGCCATTAAGCAGTCCAGCCTGTTCCGTCAAGTGCCTGTTTAGTACATTCAATTAGAAGTGTACCGTTAGCCGTTGCGTTTGTTACATGCAAATCACAAGTTACTGCTGTAACACTTGTATGGTCACAAGATAGTGCTGGTTGTCCAGATGTGTAACCATAAGAACCGTTACCGTTGAACATGAATATTGTACCCAATGTTCCACCAGAGCCTTTAAAGATTAGTTTGAAACCTGCGGTTGGACTATCAGTTGTCCAGAATAGTTTTGAGATTGCTAACTTAGAACCCGCAACCCATCCTGATAACCCTGAGTTATCAATGACGATAACATCTGAGTTGGCAGCATTATCAATCACGACAATGTGTTGTGTGCGCCAATCAGTATCCATTAATTTTTTTACTACCGTTGCCATTTTTTATTCCTCATACGTAGAGCGGAAGGTCTAACTCTCGTTTTACTACACCTTCTCTTTAATCATTACTATTTATCAGTTTGAGTTTGCGTTTGATAGTATTGCGTGTGGTGTTGAGTTGCCTTGCTGCCTCGGAGATGCTGATGTATTCAACTCCATCCAATATGATTTTTTTACTATTCGGTTTGTTGGTGAAGTTGCCTGTCCCATTCGTATTGCCCATCATCCGTTTGCTTACCCTCTCTCTTTGCTTTGGGTCCGAGAACTGC